TCAGCTGCTTCTGCATCTGCTTTCCTGACTCAGAAAATGAGCACGTATATGCAGCTTAAGTTGATCGCTCCAAGCAATGGCGCTCCACTTGGGTTTAACAATGCGAAAGTTGCAATTTCTGCACCTACTATGACCATATCACTGAATATCTATCTTGCTACTGCAATATATTTTATCCCCATCAGCTTTAGCGTATCCGCTGTTCAACAATCGGCATAATTTTTAATATAAGGAGAGAATAACATGGCTGCACAATTACCAAATCTGAAGCCCACCAACGGTGGACCAGGTCAAACGTATACGGTTACTGGCGGTAGGGCTCAACTTTACTTGCCCGATCAATCAGGAAACCTAGTATTAGCTGGTGTGTTTGATACTGTTAGCAGAGGCAAGGGTCTTTCTACAGAAGCCATTCATACCTTAGGACAGTATTCTGCACGTGAAATTACAATTACTGCTTACAATGAAGTAACCATTAATTGTAGTGGATTTCGTGTAGTTGGAGCTGGAACTACGGTTCTTGGAAACTTTCCTACTTTAGCTGAACTTTTAAACTATCAATCGGTAGTAATTAAAGTAGTTGATAGACAAACCGGTGACACCCTATTAGTTGTAACCGGCTGTGTTCCAACTAGTGACAATGAAAATTACTCTGCCAAGGCAACTACTAAGACTAGCATCAGCTATACCGGAATTGCTGCATTCGACGAATCAACTACGGATTCTTCAGGCAACCCAACCGATGGCGAAGGCACCCCAAGTTGGCCATAAGTCTTTAATTTTACTGTAAAATATAACTACTTAAAAGGATTGTCGAATTTATTTTTGACAATCCTTTTTCTTGTGATATAGTGGGTATATGAACAAAATTAAATGGACCTCAGAAAGGTTACAAGAAGAAGCGCTAAAATATACCAGCCGTGGAGAATTTCAAAAGAACAGTAAGACAGCTTACAATCTAGCACAAAGACGTGGATACTTAGAACAAATATGCAAACACATGTATATTTTAGATTGTTCTAAAGAAAATAATCCCAACTTTAAATGGACTTATGAAATGCTAAAGCTAGAAGCATCAAAGTATTATAATAAAACAGATTTCAGAAATAATAATTATCAAGCATATTCGGCAGCATGGAGAAATGGGATATTAAATGAAATTTGTTTACATATGATAAAAAATAGAAATACTAAAAAAACTATATCAGAAGTATGTGAAATATTAGAAAAAGACGGCTATAAACTGTTAAGTACAGAATACGTAGATGCCCATACTAAAATGGAAACTCTTTGTCCGGTTGGACATGCTTACAATACCAAATTGAATGGCTTTTTGGGCGGCTATAGATGTGGTATGTGCTCAGACAAAGGCACTTCTGGTCCAGAAAAAGAAATTTTTAATTTTATTAAGGCTTTGCATTCGGATGCTGTTAATAATGATAAAAAATTAGTATATCCTAAAGAAATAGATATTTACATTCCATCTATAAGTCTTGCTATCGAATATTGTGGACTTTATTGGCATAATGAAAATAGTCCAGAGCCTAGGCTTAGAATGTATCACATCAACAAAATGAAACAGTGTAACGAAAAAGGCATACGTTTAATTACTATATTTGAAGATGAATGGCTAGAAAGACAAGAGCAAGTTAAAAATTTTCTGCTTTCCGTTATAGGAAAAAATTCGATTAAAATAGGCGCTAGAAAAACTGAGCTTAGGGAAGTTCCAAACAAAGAAGCCGCTATCTTTCTAGAAGAAAATCACATACAAGGCAAATCTACTCTAAAAATAGCTTTCGGTCTCTATCATAACGAAGAATTGATAGCTATAGTAACTGGAAACAAACACCATAGAAATGGTCACGAAAATACTTTTGTATTGAATAGACTTGCTTTTAAAACCAATGTATCTGTTAGTGGCGGTTCTTCTAAACTTCTAAAAGCTTTAATAAAATATGCTAAAAACAATGGTTATTCTAAGCTAGTTTCTTGGTCCGACAATAGATGGTCAGAAGGTAGAGTTTATGAAAAACTTGGCTTTGTTCTTGCAGAGAGTTTGGGTCCCGATTACTCGTATGTTCAAAAACAAAGCAGAATTTCCAAACAGTCGTGTCAAAAGAAGAACCTAGTTAAAAAGGGCGCTATTGGTAATACAGAGCATGAAATGGCACTGTCTTTAGGACTACACAGAATATGGGATTGTGGAAAAAAACAATGGCTAATAAAGTTATGATATTGTTGATGTAATAGAAAATATCTATTTTATTTGACTTTTTACAGTAAAGATAGTAATATCTTAGTATAAAGTAATAATACGTTATCAATCTTTACTGTAATGGATGCAAAAAATGAAATGGTCTAAAGAAAAAATTATAAAAGAAGCCCGTAAATACAAAACTAAAACTGAGTTTCATAAACTTAGTGGGGGCGCTTATTTTGTTGCGAATAAAATTGGTATATTAAATGAGATTTGCTCTCATATGGGTGAATCTAAAAATTCTCCCTGGACGTTTGAAGAGTTACAACAGGAAGCGTTAAAATACAAAACTAGAGGCGAATTTCAAAATAAAAATCCAAATATATATCAAGTTGCATATAGAAAAAAAATTCTTGATAAAATATGCGGTCATATGGAGTACATTTGTTACCCTTGGTCTATAGAAGAATTACAAGAAGAAGCTTTAAAGTATAATAATAGAACTGAGTTCAGAAAAAAAAGTCCGGCAGCTTATAATACAGCATCTCAGAGAAAAATATTAAACGACATATGTAGCCACATGACAAGGTTGCTCAGAGAAGACTGGACGCTTAAAGAGCTAGCCATAGAAGCTTTAAAATACAAAACTCGTTGGGAATTTCAGCAGGCTAGTTTAGGGGCTTATAAAGCGGCATATAAAAGAAATTTATTAGATGAAATTTGTAAGCATATGATAATAGGCACTAATTCTTCTGTTCCCGAAATATCTCTTTTTGATATTGTAAAAATGCTATACCCTAAAACCCAAAAACTCGTGGATCGTAAGGGTAAAATCGAAAACAAACCCCATATTAAGGGTTTTGATTTAGATATTTACATTCCAGAACTACGTAAGGGTATAGAGTTTGATGGTAAGTTTCACCATTCTTTTGAAGGCCTAAAAAGAGGAAGACCTAATTGGCCAGATGAAGATTTAAAGATCTATCATGAGCTAAAAGATAATTGGTTCAAAAGTAAAAATATTAAGGTAATTCATGTCAAAGAAGAAGACTGGATTAAAAATAAACAGGCTTGCATTGATAAATGCTTAGAATTTTTAAATAAATAGTTATGATATAACACTATATGGACTTCTCCCAGCTTCAGGATGACAAAAAAGCCGAATTAGCAAAAATAATGCTAACTCCTCTTAACTCTGCTGCAGAGATTAAGGATTGGGCACGCTTTTATCTTGATCTAGAACTACCCACTGAAAATACCGATCCAGATTCTACTTCTAATCCATTAGAAGCGGCATGGTATATATATGAAACCTTTAAAAATAACTGGGGCGACCGTAGACCAGGCGCTATAATGATCAGCTGCAGAGAAGGTTTAAAAACGATTATAGTTACAATCCTAGAGTTACTTCTAATGGTTCATTTTCAGCTAGAGGTAGGACACGCTGCTGCTATTGAATCTCAATCTGCAATTGCTCTAGGTTATATCGAAGGATTTCTACTTAAAATTAGTCCTCTCCTAGACGCCGCCGGCTGGATACCAACATCTTCCAATAAACGTGTTATTCGTTACAAAACACCTCAAAGAAAATCTCCTTTTATTAAAGTTGTTATTTGTTCAAGCAAAGGAATGAACGGCTTACATTCAAACGTCCTTTTCTTAGACGAATTAGATCTTGCAGATAAAGCTGCTCTTAAGGAAGGTCAAAATATTACCGGATTTTCTCGTGGTATTCACGGTATGATGGTCCTAGTTTCTTCCTACAAGTATTCATTTGGTAATGTTGCCGAAGCGCTAGAAAAGGCAGAAGAAAGAAATTATAAAATATTAAAATGGAATCTTATAGATTTGACTGAAAGATGTCCTACCGATAGACATTTGCCTGATGGCCCAAAACAAGACATGTATACTTCCAAGAACCTACCTCTAAAAAATCTTACATCCGATGAGTACATTGGGCTACCTGAAGTCGAAAAATCTAAATACGATTTTATAGCACAAGCGCATGCTGGTTGTGTTAAGTGCCCTCTTTTAGGGCTTTGTAAGACAAAATTAGCAACTAAAGATGCAGCTGCTACAGGCGGATTTTATAAGCCAATTGGAACCGTCATTCAGAAATTTAGAGAAAATGATCCAGATACTGCTGAATCCCAGCTATTATGCAGAAGACCCGGCAGTGAAGGGTTAGTTTATCCAAGATTTAGTGCTGCATCGAATGTCATAACTACAAAACAAGCTTACGAAACTCTAATAGGACCCACTACCTATCAGGACATATCTGAAGCAACCCTATTATACGAAATGCAAAGAATAGGCATAGAGTTTTTTGCAGGAGTTGACTGGGGTTTCTCTCACGATTTTACTCTTACAGTTGTGGCTAAAATTCCAAATGGCGAGTGGTGGCTTATGGAAACCTACGCTAGTCCTGGATTAGAGTTTGATGATATTTTGCAAGTATCTAAGACATTCAGAGATAAGTACGGTCCACAAAAATGGTGGGTTGACCAAGCAATGCCTGCTTATATTAAGAGTTTTAATAAAAATGGAATGAAGTGTCCTGATTTTACAAAAGACGTCCTAGGCGGCATATCGGCAGTTAGATCTAAAATAGTTAATTCTAGTGGAAAAAGAAGTTTTAAAATAATTCAAAATGATTCAAATAAAAAAACAATAGTAGCCTTGTCAAAGCATCGATTCCAGATCGATGGTCAGGGCAATGTAACCCAGAATCCAGCCGATGAACCAGGTATTGCCGACATTTGTTTTTTACCGGAAACCATCATTTATACCAAAAAAGGTGCTAAAGAAATAAAAGATATAGAAACAGGAGATTTAGTATTAACTCATACTGGAAAATTTCAAAAAGTTTTATCTAAAATAAGTCGACAGTACAAAGGAAAAATTGTTGCGGTAAACTCTCACTGCAAACCCTTAGTTAAAAGCACGCCAAATCACCCTTTTTTCTTATCTAATTCTACTAGAACTTTTACTAAGGATAAAGACAATTTGACTGGTCAGAGAAGAATAGAAGAGAAATTCTCTTTTAAGCCTATAGGAGAAGTTTTAATTCCAAAAGGAAAAGAAAGAAAGACAAAACCAATCCCATCTACCTTTTTCCCAAAAATAATAATAAAAAATGAACCATATTTTATAAATTTCTCTAAGTACGTTCCTGAATGGATAGAAAAAGACGGTTTATTGTATAATAAAATGAGACATAATGGAAAAATAAACAAAAATGTTGAGATAACTGAAGAAATTGCTTTTATGGTGGGATATTTTGTAGCAGAAGGTAGTAAAAGCGGGAACGGAAGCGGAGTACATTTTTCTGGACATAACAAAGAAACCAATGTTTTACTATTATTGAATGAAGCTACACAGCAATTAGGAGTAAATAATCCCATTTATTTAAATAGTAAAAATGATAATAGTAGGAATATTATTATCAGCAGCAAGCCTCTTCATAATTTCTTTAATGAATTATCAAAAGAAAAAAATAAAAAATTTCCAGATTTTACACATGATTTAAACAGAAAATGTTTAATCGCTCTATTGTCAGGCTATATATTTGGAGATGGCCATATAACAAAAAATAATAATGGTATTTCTTCTAATTCTATTAGCAAAAACATATCTTTCACCGTTCATGCACTAATGGCACAACTAGGATATAGACCTAGAATAAAATTTATAAAAAGAAAAAATAGATGGAAAGGAATAAACGGCCTTATAAAGAGCGATATGTGGGTTGTTCAGTTAAATTCTTCAGATTCTGCTTCTTTTTTAAAAGAAGCTTTTTTAAACGAACTCATTAAAAAGTCTTATATAGATAAAATAAACACAGTTTTAACACCGAAACAGAACTCTTGTACACAAATTATATTAGAAGATGGAATAAGCTCTTCTATAGTAGACATTACTACAGAAAACTACTCTGGTTTAGTATATAATTTAGAAGTAGAAAACGACAATTCTTACGTAGCAAATTGTTCTGCTGTTCATAATTGTGATAATGTACGTTATATCGGACAGAATATGTGGGCCGTAAAGGGTACCCAAAGAGCAATGGTTGAATATACAGATGATCCAGGAAAATTGGGATTGCCAAATAAACCTATTCATAAAGCAAATGATCTTATGTTGAACGAAATTACAAAAAGACTTGGCGGTTCTGCTGTAGTTGCTAGTACTACTAAAAAGAAGGGTGGATTTACATTTTCCGTATAATATCAAATATTTGCACTATCCTTTCCAAAAAGCAATCTTTAAGATACTAGGAGCAAACAATGGGTACATTAAAAACCTTAATATTTCTGCAAGCTTATCAAGATTCGTCTTGTTGTGATACCCGTTCTAGTCCGCAACGCAACGACTTCAAGTGGACCCGTGAATACAGCAATGCTTCTATATCAAACGCATTGTCTGAAACTTTCCAGGTACCCCCACAAACCACACAACTCCTCTTTAGCGGCACCAGGACCTTAACACAGGATGGTACCACAGAATACTCCATAGCACCTGTAATGTTCAATACAAGCCTATATCAGCTTACTAACGTTGGTGGCATGGCTTCTGGATTCAGAACTCTAAGATCTATTGGTACCGACGCTACAACACAAGTAACAACCTCTATAAACGGACCGATTTTAACCTATACCTTCACAGGCGGAACCCTTCCTGATCTCAGCACAGTACAAGCTGGAGATAATGTTTTAATTGGAAACCTTTTTAATCAATTAAATCAAGGAACTACCGGGATTTGGCAAATTATTTCAACTACTTCTACTAGTATTTCCTTAGTAAATCCAAATGGATATGTTCAAGGACCAATCACCCTTGGTTCTGGATTTGCAACACAACTTCGTATTTTTAGTAGTACTGGAGTTCAAATAGGTGATACCCTCAATATTTCAAGTGGATTTAGTCCAGTATCTCAGAATTCTTATGAAATTACACAAGTAACCGATTACTATGTACAATTTTCATATACGGGGAGCTTACCATCTGAAGGTCCAATAATGACCGAAGTTGCTATCTATAGTATGGCTAAAACTACACTATATCTAGAAACTAACCAAAGTTTAGAGCTTCTAATAAATGGAGCTATGTCTGGACCTTCTGTTATTCCAACAGTTAGTAATGGAATTGCCTATCCTGGTTTGTTTCTAATTAATTCTCTAGTTTATAGCCTATCGGTGGTTAATAATAGCATAAACGTAGCTAATGTTACTCTCTTGTCTACCGAATAGTTGTGATATAAGGTATATATGGACCAAAAAGATAAAAATAAAATTGCTATTGGTTTTGGTGATAGCATAGAAGATGCCGAAGAGCGATCTGGTCTATCAGCATTGGAAAATGCTATTCAAAAAATGGATTCTCCAGAATACCTAGCTAAGAGCGAGTCCCCGCTTTCTCAATTGATAAAACAAACGACTGGTGCTGCTAAAAAGAAAGCGCCAAGTTTAGCATTTACAGAACTCCCTTCTCCTCAGTCAAACTTTCTAGGTCTTTTTAAAGCTAGAACAAGACTACTTCCTCCAGAACTTATCAAAACGGTTAGAATTACCGATCATCTAATTGCTGCAATTCTTAGAACTCGCGGCAACATAATGAAACTCT